CAAAAAAGAGAAAGGGCCCGGGGCGTGAACCCCGGGCCCTCCGGTCACAGTTCGACCGACTCACCGGCGGAGCCGGTCGTCGTCGTCACGGCGCGGACCTCGAGCGTCGGAATCCGGCCGAAGCGCTTCGTCGCCACGAGACGGCACTCGACTCCGTCGATGACGAAGGTCCCGCCGAGGTCGACGGTGCCGAGCACCGTCCACGAGACCTCCTTCTCCTTGCCGTCCTCCTTGATCTTCGCCGTCTTGACCTCGGCTTCGCCGACGAGGATCGTCAGCCCGATCTTGCGGGCGTTGCCCGCCTTGTTGTGCCCCTTGTCCTCGATGAGGTCGTGCGTGCTCATCGAGACGGTCGGGTTCTTGACGAGCGACTTCGGTGCGTTCTTTGCCATTGTTCTGTCTCCAGTTAGAGTCTCCGGCCTCACAGCGAGGCCGACGCCCTTCCGCTTACGGTAGGGGCAACCCCCCCGGCTTCCGGTCGTAAACCCTTGTCCTTCAATGGTTTATGAACTTCTTCGAATCTCGAAAGCCCTTACTCGGCGCAGCATAACGCCCGATAACTCGGACTCGACCGGCCACGGCCACCCCGTCAGCCCCCCGGACGGGCGCGACGCTGAGGGGGGAAAGACCATTTTTGTCTGGCAATTTGGTCTGAAATCCCCCCACTGACAGGTTGCTGCCAGGCTTACTGACAGACTCCGCCCAAACCGATACCCCGTTTCTGAGCTCCCACGGCCCTTTATCTCTCTCTTTCTTCCTCCTGACAGGTCTGACAAGAGAAAGTAGAAAGTATATAAGGGAGTATATAGAGAGAAAAGTTGTGGGAAAAAGCTGTCAGTCCGCCTCTGGCTCACCCGAGATCGTCCTCTTGGTCCTTCTTCAGCGAAAGGCCCCCCAACGCGCGCGTTCCTTCAGCACCTTTCCTGATCCTGCTAAGGTCCCAGCTGGATTCGGCCTCAATTCGTCTTAGCAGTTGGTTGTCAGCCACGTGCATCTTCACGTTATTGGACTTGCACCAGTCCTTCCACTCACGCCGCACCAGCTCGTTCGCCACCGACCCCGTCTTGTTCCGGACGAATCGGGCCTCCAAGAAGTAGTCGAACGGGTTATTGGCCAAGTGATAGTCCTTGACCACCCGCATCCCACTATCAGTGGGGGTGAACTTCTCTCCGTCAGCTGCAGCCTCCAGTTTGATGGCTCCCCTTAGAGCCCATGCCGCGATGCCGGCTAGCTCGCCCTTCAGCACGTCCATCAGGTTGTGCTGCTCCTTGCCCTCGAAGCTTCTCTCAAACGGAAGCACCAGCATCTTGCCGCTCAGCCCACGGCCCTTGTTCGGCAGCTGGGGGATCTCGTTCGACTGCACCCACGGGGCGGCCTGCACCACGACGTTGCGCATCTGGCGCTTGTACTTCGCGTTGATCGAGATCGGGTCTCGTCCGAGCACGTTCTTCAGGACACGCACCGCCACCTCGCCCTCTCGCGAGTCCAGCTCGCTCACCTCCGAGATGCACAGCACCCGCGCAAACTCCAGCCCATCCAGACCGAAGCTGCTGGCGATCTCGTCCAGGCTGCTGCCGACAAACCCGGTGCCTCCGACCAGCCACCTCATGACGGTGCCGATCGTGCCCTTGCCGGCACGAATCTTCCCGTGGAACAGCATCCACTTCGCGTAGCGCCGGTGGCTCATCATCGAGTACCCCATCCAGCGCTGCAGCAGCTCCTTCCACACCTCGTCTCCCCCGCTCCACTCCTCGAGGCACTGCATCCACCTCGGGCACTGCGCCCCCGTATCCAGGTCGACGTCGACCACGCATGGATCGAACCACTCCGGTCCACGGGGCACGCACACCATCGCGCCCACGGCCGCGCTCGCCTTCACGTCCACGATCACGTCCCTGAACGCGACGGCGCACTGTGGATCCTCCAGCCTGTCCCTGTAGTCAGGCCTCAGCCACTGCGGCACTTCTGTTCCCGCCACCCGGCACAGGGCCTCTAGCGCCCTCACGATCCCCGACACCTTGAACTCCGTGGGCCCGTACCGCTCCACGACCAGCCCGTTCGGGTCGTCGCTCACGTGCAGGTCCTCGGTCCACCGCCACACGGCGTCCTCGAGCCACTGCCTGTCCCTCTGCACCCACTTCCCTCCGTACCACTCGAACAGCCGTCCCTGCACCTCCGCCAGCCCAAGCCCGTCGTCGAAGCAGACCTTCAGCATCGCCCTGGCCACCTTCATTGGCTCGGTGGTGCGAAGTGGATTTTGTTGTGTACCCAGTGTCATCTGATTATCCTTTCAGCAGGAGACCGTCCTATGGCGCTACAGTCACCCGTTCCAGACCCGAAGAAGAACATGTTCGCCCAGCTAGGCATGGACTACCTGGGCGATCCTACTAACGCTCTGCAGATCCTTGCGGCGCGACGGAAGGCTCCTGCACAAACCACACAGGCCCTCGCCCCGAAGCCCAAGCCGCAGCCTGCCGCAGAACCGATGGCGACATCCCCGACCACTACTGGTCCGGCTGCCCCTTCGACCGCTCCTGCTGCTACGCGACCTGCTGCGACGACTTCTTCTAGGTGGAATCAGGCCCGGGACGCCGCCCGCCTCGCGTACCAGACCGAGATGGACAACATCAAGGCCCGGGTCGCGCGTGGCGAGCAGGTGGACTCCTTGGAGTATAAGCGGGCGCAGGAGCGTTACAACAACAAACTTGGTGAAATCGATGCCCTCGAGCGTGACCGGTCGAAAGCGACGGTCAACCGCGACATGATCGCCCGCAACCGCGAGCGCCGGGCTGCACAGAACGAGATGGCTGGCAAGGCCTTGTCGGGCCTCCAATCCCGTATACCGGGCATCCTCTCCGAAGGCCAGGTCCTCGCCGACCGGAACCGCGACCTCGCTAGCTCGCAGGAGAAGATCGTCTCCCAGTTCGCCCTTGACGGCTACCCCCGAGAGGAGATGAACCAGCCTCCCGCCCCCACCGCCGGCGGCATCGGCTTCATGGAGGCCCTCATCCGCAACCTGCGCCAGGCCGTCGCCTCCTCCCCCCAGGGCCAGCTCTCGTCCATCGCTGCTCCAGCCCCTGCTCCAGCCCCTGCTCCAGCCGTCCTGACGGATACGCAGATCGAGAACGCCTACACTGGCTCGGTGCCTAGCCGTCAGCTCACCGACACCCAGATGGAGACCATGCTTCCTCCGCCTGCACGAAAACCGGCCGTCGATCCCCAGCTCCAGAAGGACATCTCCACGGCCCGCGAATGGGGCATCTCCGTGCAGGATGTCCGGGAGCTCCGCGCCGTCCGCGACGAGATCCTCAGAGAACTCTCACGATGAGCAAGAAGCGACGAGCCGGAATGTCCTTCAGCCTGGGCGGCGGGCTTCGCTGGGTCCACGAGTCCCGGTTCTGCGACGAGCTCCAGCTGACCCCGAAGGCGTTCCGGCGCCTGTGCCGGCAGATCGGCGTTCCGATGCTGCACATCCACGAGGACTGGCTCGTCAACCTCCACATGTTCCGCATCGGGCTCTGGGCCGCATGCCGCTTCGGCCAGCCCGACTTCCTGGTGCCCGGCTGCGCCCGGATCTCGAAGGGCCGCAAGCCCGCCCGTCATCAGGCAACTTCCGTGTCCCGCGAGTACATCGAGCGGAATCTCCCGATGCTTATCGAGGAGATCAACAAGGCCCGCATCATGGACGGCGTCGAACTGGAACAGCGCACCATCGACGAGTCCCGTGACGCGGCCCGCCGCATGCTGAACCTCCTCAACCCCAGGAGCTGACCCATGGCCAAGTTCGCTGTCATTTCACGAGAAGCCCTTATTGGCTTGCTTCGCAGAGCCAAGAAAGGTTCTATGCGAGAACCTTTCACCGGTTCTGGGTATCGAGACTACGGTGCTAGAGCTCTTGAATCCTACAGCAAATGGAAGAAGGACATTCCTGCGCGCACGGAAGCAATGAACAGTTATCGTGCAAAGACGGGATCAAGTCTTTCAAAGGATAAGGTCCTCATTCCGAGAGGGCTTCTTGAGGAGCTTCGCAACACCCGTGGCGAAAAGCTTGGTGAAGAGATGCTGCATGTCACTCCAAAAAGGAGAGACCGCATGCTCCGAACACGTCAGAGTGGGCTATCAAGTCTACAAGCTAGGGAGGTCTGACATGCCGTTCAAGTCGAAGGCCCAGCAGGGCTACATGTTCGCGAAGATGCCGAAGACCGCCAAGAAGTGGGCAAAGGAGACGCCCAACATGAAGTCCCTACCGAAGAAGGCCCCCAAGAAGCGGAGCAAGTGATGTTCATCCCGATCTCAGAGCAGGTGTTCGTCCCGGTCCACCGGATCGAGAAGATCAGCTTCTTCTCGACGACCGCCACGATCAAGTACAACGACGACCGCCAGGTCGACATCATCGATGGCGAGGACGCCGCACGCCTGCGCCAGTTCCTCGAGACTCACTGCAAGGTGGCCGTCGGTGGCTAAGAAGCGCTTCGACTTCAAGGCGGTCCACAAGAACCCCGAGGGCGGCCTGAGCGAAGCCGGCCGGCAGGCCTACAACCGTGCGACCGGCGGCAACCTGAAGGCCCCGCAGCCCGAGGGCGGTCCCCGCCGCAACAGCTTCTGCGCCCGCATGCGAGGCATGAAGAAGAAGCTCACCTCCTCGAAGACCGCGAACGACCCCAACAGCCGCATCAACAAGAGCCTCCGGGCCTGGAACTGCTGACATGGCGAAGCTACCCCCACTGAACGGAAAGCCGAAGAAGCCCTCCAAGTACGCCCCGAAGAAGTGTCCGGAGTGCGGCGGGGAGCTGGACGAGGAGGGCGAGTGCGAGGAGTGCGGCTACGGCTGCGAGGAATGCGAGGCCGAGAAGGAGGCCTCGAAGGCGATCGAGGTCAAGTTGTCGATACTTCTCCCTGGCGGGATGGAGGATTGACGTTACAATCTGTCCATTCTGTTCCGCGTGTCGCGGACAAATCAAGGAGAGTGTCATGAAGAAGAGCGGAATCAAGAAGCCGGCGAAGAAGTCCGGGTCCAAGAAGGTTGCTGCGTTCGGCGCCCGTGGCGCGAAGGCTGCGTTCGGCGGTGGCGGCGGAGCCCCCAAGGCACCCCGCGTCTGATCAGTGGGGGTCCCCATGGCGAAGTCCCGGTCACAGGAACTGGCAGAAGCAGGCTTCGAGCTTGATCCTGTGACCGGGGCCTCCGGGGCCCAGATGGAGAGCCCGAGGCGCCCGAAGGAGAAGGTGTTCCACCGGTACTACCCCGGGCAGGGACAGCTGCTCCAGGACTACCGGAAAGTCAAGGCGGCGAACATGCTGCCGGAGCTCGAGGACGCGGTCCAGAGCGTGATCGGTTCGGACTTCGAGGAGGTCTTCGGGTTCTCGCGTCGTCCGCTCGGGGTCACCACGGATCCGTTTCTCCAGCTCCAGGTGAAGCCAGAGATGCCGCTAGGGCACAGCTGGATCTTCCCGGAGTTCGAGGATCCAGAGAAGACCGAGGTCTTCTACAACAAGCTGAGGGCGGTGAAGAGCGGCCCGAAGTACATGGCGAACCGGGCTGAGATCGACCTGGCCTACAACGAGATGAAGCAGCTCGGCGGCAACTACCGCATGAAGATGCAGCTCGGCCTTGGGGCCGGTCCTGGGTACCACAGCGCCACGGTGGAGCAGGCGTTCAGGCACGCGATCCTGCTCGAAGGCATGGCCACGCTGCCGGACAACGCCGACATGGGCTCGGCCAGGCGGCAGGCTCAGACGGAGGCTACCAGGAGCCAGCAGCTCATGCGCCGGCACTCTCAGCTGGGCCTCCTGCGGGCCCGTGGGGTTCCGGTGACGGCCGCGCCTCCGGGTCCCCTGCTTGGTTCAGCCATCCAGATGTACATCGACTACCTGGGTCCGTCGCTTGGGTTCCGCAAGGGACGAGGGCCGGAAGGCATGTTCCTCACGCCGACGCTCGCGGGGATGACGCCGCTGACCGAGACGGCGCGGAAGAAGGCGCAGGCGAACGTGCGCGACCTTGAGGTCCAGGACATCAAGAAGATCTCGAGCGAGGAGTTCCGGCAGGCCACTCCGCAGCAGCGCCTCGAAAGGCTCGGCAACTATATTGCCAACACCTATCCGGTGGAGTTCGTGGAGCGGATGAACCGCGAGCTGGGATCGGAGTTCAGGAGAATGCCGCCGGAGCGCAGGTTCAAGGGGCTGCTGAAGGAGCTGCACGCAAGGACCGCCCCGCCGGAGATCCGGGAAGCCTCCAAGATGATGCAGAACTCGCACGTGCTGGACGCCATCAGGGCGATCGGCGGTGGCGAGGAGTCGAAGCACCGGGTCGGCAAGCAGCGGTTGACCGGCGTCGTCCGTGAGGCCGGGCTCATGACGGAGGCCCAGGCGAACAAGGTGCGGCAGAAGGTGCAGAGGCGGATGGGGCTGAAGCCGAAGAACACGGCGATGGTGATGGCGATCGCGGCGATCCTGTCGGCCGGGTTCCTGGTGGGTGGACTGCAGGAGGAGCCGGCATGAGCAAGGACAAGATCGAGAGCGGAGAGGACGTGATCCGGTCGATGTTCTCGATCGACGGTGCGGCGGCAGCCATCCAGAGGTCGGGTTTCGACGTCGAGGAGGAGATGACGATCTACATCGACATCGCCCGCAACTCGCTCGAGGACAACACAAGGCTTGCCGCCCTTCAAAGGATGAACAGGCGTGTACGGGAAATTGCGGAAGTGAACGGCATGATCTCGACCGGATCGGTTAGAATGGTGTCCCATGAAGAAGACGGAACCCGAATCGAGCAAGTCCGCTCCGAGTCACGACTCCTCTCGCAGGTCCGTGGCCTACCACTCCCCGGAAGGTCCCCTATCGCCAGCCGCGTCCTCCCGCCTGCATCCGGCGATCGGGAAGCTCAACGACCGGATTCCATCCCTGAGCAACCTTGACTTCGCACGCTGGGGCGCGATGTTCATCGAGGACATCGGGGTCGTGGACATCGACACGGTCATCGTCTCCGGCAACGATCTCGGTCACAGGATCCGCCAGGAGCTCACCGGCGGCACCGGTCGACTCAACCAGAAGTGGACGGAGTTCTCCACCCGCATGATCCGGATGGCTCCTGTGCTCAACCAGACGAGCGAGCTGCTGTCCGTGCTGTGCATCTCCGCGACGGCCCACCTTCTGATCGAGGACCGGATCAATGGGACGAAGGCCGACTAAGACCGTCCGGGTCGACATGCAGACCCACGACGACCTCAAGGTCCTGGCGGACAAGTACCGCCAGGCCAGCGGCAGGTACCACAGCCTGGCCGACATGATCAGGATAGGGCTGACGCTGTCCGCCACAGAACATGAAAGGAAAGAAGATGCCCGTTGGAGACATCGAGCACCGCCTGGCGGAGATGCGTGAGTACTACCCGTCCGACGAGCACACCGTCATCGACGAGGCCATCGAGACGATCAGGAGCCTGCGCGAGAAGCTGCGCAAGGTCGACTACTCCGTCGAGCTGCGGTCCTCGATGGACGACATCAACCCGGCGGCCATGTTCATCGACGGCATGGACGAGGCCATCGTGGGCTTCGCGGTTCAGTGGGGGTCACCGGCCCTGGTCGTGTACGACGCCGAGCGCATCATCGAGATCCTGTCGAAGGACATGAGCTACGAGGAGGCCGTCGAGCACTTCACCTTCAACATCGAGTGCGCCTACGTCGGTCCCGGTACTCCGCTGATCCTGTTCAGGCCGGAGCCTGACTGATGGAGATCAGGCGCATCCCCACGCGCGACGAGGGCAACGACAACTATCCGCTGCCCCCGGACTACGATCAGCTCACCAAGGACGGGCAGAGGCTCGCCCGCGTGAACGCCTGCCGGCAGTGGCTCCTCTCCGAGGACGACATTTCCAGGCGCGGCGACAACCTGGTCTCGTCGGTGTGGTGGTTCGACCGCTACTACCTGTGGCCGGACGACGAGGCTGACTTCAACCCGCTGTTCTACGACGACCAGCCGCTGGAGACTCCCGACTTCCACTGGGTCCTCCTGCGCCAGTGGGCCGGCTACAGGATGACGGCAGCCGTCGCCCCGCGCGGATCGGCCAAGTCGTTCCTGAACTGCAAGGACATGCTGCTGCGCATGGTCACGCGGCCGGCGTACTCGTTCGTGTACGCGACGTCCACGCACCCGAACGCACGCGAGGTCGGAGAGCGCATCAAGCGCCAGCTCATCCACAACCAGCGGATCCACGACGACTTCGCGCCGGAGTTCGACGGGCGCATCGTGCCGAGGCGCGGAGAAGGCTCGTTCAGCACCGAGCACATGATCCTCAACAACGGATCGTGGCTGCGGCTGCTGAGCGCCTCCAGCAAGCAGCGTGGCGGCCGTCCGCGCCGGTACCGGCTTGACGACCCCGAGTACGACCCCAAGAGCTCGACGCCGATGTCGGTTCTCCGCGCCTACATGGACGAGCTCCTCTTCAAGATCGTGATCCCCATGGTCACGCGCCCGGATACCGGCGTGGACTGGGTGGGCACGTTCGTCTCCAAGCGGCACTACCTCTGGCACGCGATGCAGCTCCAGGAGTCGCCCGAGGGAATGGCGGCCAAGGACCCGCGCTTCAACCGATGGTCCCGCCTCGTGATCCCCGCAGCCATCGAGGAGAACGGCGAGATGATCTCGTGCTGGCCGGACATGTGGCCGGCCACGCGGAAGGAGCGCCTCGCCCTCGCCAAGGACCGCCCGCGATTCAAGGAGGCCCTGTCGCTCGAGGAGATCCGGGAGTCGATCGGCGCCTCCAACTTTGCGTCCGAGTACATGGCCGCCCCCGGCGACGGGACAGGCGCGTTCTTCGGGGAGCTCGACGAGCGGCACTCCTGGTGGTTCGAGGAGGTCGACGACAGGCTCGATCAGCCCCTGTCGTCCACGACCCACATCTGCTGGCACGAGCGGCGCAACGACGCCTTCGAGACCAAGAAGATGCCGTTGCCGGAGTTCATCCGTGGGTACAGCCGCATCTTCATGACGGCCGACACGTCGCACACATCGGGCACCGACTCCGACTTCAAGGTCTGCTGCCTGCTGGCCGTGACCCCCCAGAACGACCTGTTCGTCATGGACCTCTGGGCCCGGCAGGGCCAGGAGTCCGACCTGGTCAAGGCGGTCTTCGAGATGGCCGATCGCTGGCGCTGCCCGACGGTGCACCCGGAGGTGGTCCGCCAGGGCGTCTCCCTCTACAACGCCCTGAACGCCATTGTCTCCACCAGGGCCAACGACATGGCCGGCGTCGAGCACCTGCCCAAGATCGTCAAGCTCAACCCAGGCATGACGGAGAAGCAGGACAAGATCGCCGGCCTGCAGTTCCGGTTCGAGCACGGCAAGATCAAGCTGCCCCTGTGGCGCCGTGAACAGCTGCCGTGGCGCCACCTCTTCGATCAGATCGAGTCGTTCAACCCGGAGGCCCAGGACGGAGGCCTGGAGAAGGACGACTGCATCGACGCCGTCGCCATGTCCCAGTTCATCCTGAAGGGCCGGCTCGGCAAGGTCCAGGGCCCCGATCAGGCCAAGAGCCTGTTCGAGCGCCTGCGCGACGGCGACTTCTACGAGAACGGCGTCCACATCGGCGAAGGTCTGAACCTCGACCAGCTGACCCCGGCGCAGATCAACGAGATCCTCGATGCACGAACCCCAGATCCAAGACCGACCGGCCGCTCCAAGATCTGAGACCCGGATCCCGCTCGGGCTGTTCGAGGCCATGAGCCGGTGGTACTTCGGCTCCTCCGTGGAGCGGGAGCGCCCCCTGGAACTCGGGATGGGCCAGACCGTCACAGTTTCTGATGCTTGGCTAGGGGTGCTCTGCCTGGCCTACTACGGCAACGGCCCCCGCCACCCGTCCGTAGGATCCAGTGGGGGTGCTCCGGTGGGATCCGACCTTCCCGCGAAGGAGGCCGTCATCCAATATGCTCAGGTCAAACCACAGGTCCGCATGATCCCCGGCGGGTATGCGGCCAAGAAGGCGCAGGCACAACATGGCAACCGACCCGATCAAGCTGACCAAGGACCCGATGGGGCTCGCGAGGATCATCGACGAGCACTGCGAGAGGGAGCAGAACCGCCTGTCGTACCGCCGGGCGTCGTGGCTGGTGGCGCTGTACTACCTGATGGGGGCCCGTCAGTTTGATGTGTTCGACCCGGTGAGCGGCACCGTCCGGTACTCGTACCTGGACGAGGATGAGCGCCTGGACTTCCAGTCGAGCGAGCTCCTAAGCGCGGTCGACAAGATCTCCGGCCGGCTCAGCAGCCTGGACTTCCGGCCGCTGGTGCAGCGCGTCGGCTCCTCGCTGAGCTCGATCCGCCAGCGTTCTATCGCCCAGATCATGCTGGACCAGGTCGTGTCGGAGCACCAGCTCCAGCGGGTCGTCCCGCAGTTCAACCACATCTTCACGCTCCTGGGCTCGTGCGGCATCACCGGCCACATGGTCAACCACCCCACCGTGGGCATGACCGCCGACCTCGAGGTCGTGCACCCGATGGAGCTGTTCCCGTTCCCGAGCCTGACCCAGGACTACACGAAGCAGCGCGGCCTGCTGCGCCAGCGCATGGTCTCGATGGAGTACCTGAAGGAGGTCTTCGGCGCAAAGGTGACGCGCAACAAGGAGAAGCTCGAGTTCTTCACGATCAAGCCGGGCGAGACCTTCGAGCAGCAGACCGCCAACGAGTACACCCTGGGCTCGAACGTCCAGTACTCCGACACGAAGGTCGTGGGCTCCGACCCGAAGTACGACGCCATCGAGGTGGCCAAGGTGCGCGAGCTGTGGCTCAAGGGCCCGCGCGACACCGTGACCCGCTACGTCGTGACCAGCGGCGAGTACGTGATCCACGACGAGGACCTGGAGGGACGCGAGGTATACTGCCCGATCGGCTTCGCCCGCTTCATGGAGAACGGCACCTTCCACGGCGCCGGCGTCTTCGACCTCCTGTTCCCGCTGTGCCGCGAGGCCGAGAAGCTGCAGAAGCAGCTCTTCAAGAACATCCACGACATCGACCGCTACGGCGTGCTCGTGCTGCCGCACGGCTCCTTCAACGCGAACACGATGCTGCGCGACGTCGGCAAGGGCCTGCGCGTGTTCCCATGGGAGCCCGACCCGATCAGCGAGGGCTTCCGTCCGTTCAACATCACGCCGTTCAACTCGGGCGACGTCCCCGGAAAGGTCAGCGCGTTCGCGGTCCAGCAGATCGACCGCCTCAACCCGATCCGCGACCTGATCGCCGAGAAGGGCCGCGTGGACTCCGCGACCGGACTGCAGTTCCTGGACGAGCAGGTCAATCGGGCGATGAACACCCCCACTGCCGGAGTGCAGGCGGCATGGGGCGACTGCTACCGGGCGGTGCTGGCCGGCACCGTGCGCGAGGTCGTGTTCAGCCCGAAGACGTTCACGGTGGACCAGCTCACGCTGGACCTAGCCGGCGTCGTGGTGGACCCCGAGACCATGGCGGTCAGCTTCGAGCAGAATCCGCTGCCGTCCCTGAGCCAGCTCTCGTTCAAGATCAAGGACATCAACCCCCGCAGCAAGGTGGCCCGCAAGCAGGAGGCCCTCCAGCTCCAGCAGCAGTTCCAGATCGACGCCGACACGTTCATGCTGTTCGCGCTCAAGGAGGGCCTGGACTTCGCGATGTGGACCGACGAGCACCAGAGCGCCTACGAGTCCGTGGTGCGCAACTGCCTGCTGCTCTACGGCGACGGAAAGGCCCCGGGCCAGGTGGTGCTGACGCCGCAGACCACCAAGCCAGAGATGCAGATCCGCGTGCTCAACTCCTTCATGGCCGGGCCCACGATGGCGGTCGCGTCGGCAGAGGTGCAGAACGCCTTCATCGAGTACCACAAGACCCTGATGGGCTTTATGGGCTTGGTACTTCCGAACGCCCTTCCCAATCCTGACGATATGGCTATGCTAGGGAAGTTGGACCAGCAGATGGCACAGCTGCAGGGGATGCAGCAGCCACCGGCCCCCCAGATGCAAGGCATGTAAATGGACCCAATCGACCTTCAGACCAGGATCAAGCTCGACGACGGCACCGAGGTTTCGGTGGCCGACCTCGTCCAGAGCCGCAAGGACCTCGAGGACGCCATCAAGATCAACGACACCCTGCAGAAGGACCTGCAGGAGGTCGGCGTTCTGTTCCAGGCGGGCATCCGGCCCGAGCGCCGCGAGAACGCTATCCGCAACGTGCTGGAGAACCTCGGCTACGAGGACGATCAGATCACGCAGTACCTGACCGCAACCCGCCAGAACCGGCCCCAGGACCCCGCGCCGGAAGAGGCGGAACCCGACGAGGTCGAGGAGATCGAGCTTCCCGACCTGCCCGACGAGGACGACGACATCGATGATTCCAGTGGGGGTGAACAAGAGGACACCATGAGCAACGAACGTGAACAGCAGCTCCGGCAGGAGCTCGAGGCCCAGCGGGCAGAGCTCCACAAGATGCGGGTGCGCGAGCTCCGCGAGAATCTGAACTCCCAGCTGGACCGGGTGTTGAAAAGCAACCCGGACTTCCAGAAGCTAATTGAGAGCGCGCGGTCCACCCGTGGCGACGAAGGCGTGAAGCAGGCAGAGCAGACGCTCCGGGCACAGCTCGAGCAAAGGGCTCTGGAGCGCATGCAGTCGCGACGGACGGCAGCGGGGACCTTCGAGGACACATGGATGTCCGAGGAGGTCGAGAAGGCAGTTGAGCCCGTCGTGGGCACTTTCCGGTCGGTAATCGGCGACATCGACAAGCTCGGTCGTTCGTCGGAAACGGTCACTGGACTCGACGCGCAGGAGATTCTGCGCAGCAAGCCGGTTCCCGCACCCGAGTACAAGGCGGGCGCAAGCATCACGGACGTCGAGACGGACGTGAAGAACTTCGCCGCCGACACGATCAAGCGGGCGCTGGCATCCAGTCCAGGTGAGTCCGTCGTCTGACAAAGGAAGTAAACCATGCCATTCGCAACAACCGGGTCGATCTTCGACCGTCATTCCAACCGCATTCAGGAAGTCCTCAACAAGTCCCTCCGCGTGTTCCTCGCCGGCCTTGATCCGGTCTGGCGCGACAGCGTCGTCACCAGCCAGGGCGTCGGCAGCAACGCCGACCTCGGCCGCGACCTCAAGATCACCAAGCTCTTCATGGGCAGCCTCACCGGCGTGATCGATCCGGGTCGTCCCTACGGCGAGCAGGACCTCTACGGCGACACCACGTCGACGCTGGGTCAGCTCATGCATACCCAGAACACGAACCAGGCGTATCCGAGCCCGCGCGAGGGCCCGAACGCCACGGCGTACCGGCTTGCCATCCCGATGAAGTCGCTCGTCACCAACCTGATGATCACCCTCGGTGAGAAGCAGGCCGACGCGACCCCGGCGCTCATCGACCAGGTCGTCGCTCCGAAGCTCACGGCGTTCGCCCGCAACATGGCGCACACGCTCTGCAACTACTGGTACCTCAGCCAGAACAGCTCGTACCGCCTCTGCCTGATGTCCAACAGCGAGGTCATCAAGGTGAACTCCGCCGGTGGTGTCGCGGATCACTGGAAGATCCGGTTCCAGCCGGCTGCGTTCGAGACTCACCGGTTCAGCCGGGGCCAGCGCATCGACATCATCCACACGTCCAACGGACTTCGCGCGAACGACACCCAGAGCACGATCGGAAACCAGAAGACCACGACCCGCAAGCAGCTCATCGTCGAGAGCGTGGATCCGCTGCAGAACCGCGTCGTCCTCGTCTCCAGCGCAGACACCAATCTGTTCTACGACAGCACGGGCGCCGCAGCCGGAGGGGCCGCTACCACCAGCTGGGCGGCTCAGACCGACTTCGACAATGCGGCCATCGTCTACGCGAACACGTCGATGGACGCGAGCAACGCCGGGTCGAACACGTTCGTGGGCATCGCGGGCATCAACAGCTGGCTCAAGAACGGCAACGAGACCAACACCGACGGCGCCAAGCTTCTCGGTGCCGAGGCTGATGCCACCGACTTCATCAACGTGAACGACCGGCCGGAGTTCAAGAGCTTCAAGTACGACGTGGCCGGAGCGCTCACGGAGTACAACCTGAAGCGGTATCTCCAGCGCGTCCACTCGGCGTTCGAGCCGAACGGCAACACCATCGACACGCTCATCGCCTCCGAGGGCGTCTGGTCCGCGTACGAGGCGCAGAAGATCGGCCAGTACCGGATCGACCGGACCAGCCGCGTGGCCTCGATCACCAACGAGGGCCAGGCCGAGGGCTTCACCTTCAACTTCGAGGGCCGCACCTACCGGGGCAGCACCTCGCGCTACGTCGAGGGTGGCACCATGTACGGCATCAAGCTCGGAGGCAAGAACTGGAAGAAGTACGTGCCCCCGAGCCCGGCCGGCATGTCGAAGATGAGCCAGGCCGATGCGTACGTTCCGTTCGAGTTCGTCGCGGGCGCCATCACCGGCACCAGCACGAACCAGCTCCCGATGTTCGCGATCAGCGGCTCGGACAACCTGGTCACCCAGGCGAGCCAGATGCCGGGTCGCATCCGCATGCAGCTCGTGCCCGACCAGGTCAACGGCATGAAGCTCGTCGGCATCGCCGAGGACCGCGTGTACATGCCGACCACCGGCAACATCGCCTGATCCCGGTTCAGACGGTACAATGGGGCCATCCCGTAAATGGGATGGCCCCTATTCTTTGGAGAGCAGCATGAGCATGTCGGAAGAACAGATCTCGGTGGCGCTCCTGTTCGGAACCGAGTTCACGCCGGAGAAGTTCGAGATCGTGGCTCCGTGCACCTGGCTCGAGTCCCTGAGGCGGAAGACCGGCCTGGAGAACCTGTTCGTGTACCGGCACCGGAAGACCGGCAAGTTCGGGCTGGCCCAGTGGTCGGTCAAGCCGAGGGTCTTCGGCCAGGACATCGGGGTGGCCACGGAGATCTGCCTGTTCTCGGCGCCTCCCGGGCACAACCCGGCGGACCTGCCCAGCATGGAGTGGCTCATGTGGCGGTGCAAGCCGGAGGAGGAGATGATGGACGAGATGAAGAAGAAGCGGCTGCAGAAGTACAGCGATAAGCAGAGCGCCCTGATCGACCGCAAGAACATGCTGGACGACATGGAGAAGATCCTCCGGAAGCGCGGGCTGGATGAGGCCGCAGACAAGCTGAATCTTGAGGATGTGCCGGACGAGGGTCCGGAGCTCGAGCAGATGAGGGAGCTCCTCATCTGGGCCGCGAAGGACCGGATCATCTCCACGGGCTGAACCATGCACTCATCAGGCTCCATCCTCAAGACGTACTGCGAGAAGGTCCGGCACTACCTGGACGATCCGGACCTGGACGCCAAGTACGACGACAACTACCTGGTCAGGTTCTTCCTGCCGAGCGCGATGACCGACGTCATCTCCCGCGTCTCGCAGATGTCGGACGCCCAGATCCTGTCCTCGTTCGACATAGCGGTCACCCCGGGAACCACGCACTACAAGCTGCCGCCGGCGGTGGCCCAGGTCGTGCGAATCGGGACCGTCGAGGCCGTCACCGGGTTGTTCATCGAGGACCTGCGTCCACGGAACCAGTTCAACGTCAGTGGGCCCAACTGGTCGATCCAGGGCAACTCGATCGTGTTTCAGCCAGCCGTGGAGGTCGCCAAGACGTTCACCCTGGTGTTCGTGCCGAGCGGCGACGTCATGTGCCACTACGTCTCCACGGCCGCAGGATCGCTCAACTCGAACGGCACCTTCACGTTCCACACGACTCCGTCTCTCGGGTCCATCGACAAGCGCCCGAACGCCTACCAGGGCGCCTACATCCGCATCTTCGGATCGTCGATCACGGACGAGATCCTGATCTCCGATCACGATGTGACCCTGCAGGTGGCCACGCTTGGAGTCGCGGCACACAACGCGACCGGCCTCTACGGATACGAGGTGGTTCCGTTCCTGATGGAGCCGATGATCGACGCGATCTCGATCAGCGCGGCCATGCGCGCGGGCGTGGGTCGGAAGATCAACCAGGCCCACATGCAATCGCTGATGCTCGCGTACAAGCAGGCGATCAAGACGGCTCACGACACGCTGGCCAACATGAACGGCCGCACTGGCAAGTACTTCTACGGCCCCACGATCGACTCCGTGCCTCCGTTCTATGTCGGGCCTGCGGCCGCTACCGGCATGATGGGAGCCGGGGCGGGGGTTGGCGGGACCGCTGGATGCGACTGCAACGACGTGGCCAGCCAGACCGTGCAGAATCAGATACTGCTTACGGTCGACCTGATCCAAAACGATGTTTCGACATTGACCACCGGCGGCATAGATGGCGGAACCGTGAACGCAGGAGGTTGGCAATAGCTCTCATTGGCTATCCATATTCAGCCGCTACACAGGATCTCTGGCTCTATCAGCAGGAGACCGTGACGCACAACGCCGGCAGCACGCTGGTCGAGGCTCCTGTAGCCTGGAACCCCGGGTCTCCCCTCTACGGGTACCGGCAGTCGCTTCAGGGTATATCCCTTAGAAAGAGGTATGTAAGCGCCTCGGCGGCGAATGACCCGACGGTTCTTCCGGCTCAATACAACTACTTCGCGACGTTCAACAATCCGGCTGATCCGGCCAATAAATGGGCGTTTAACAACTGCTTTCCGATGGCGTTCTTCGCCGCTTCAAAGAAGCATCTGTTCACCTGCAGCCACTGCTACGCCCAGCAACCAAATCAGGTCCGCAACACCTCGTTGAAGTGGTCCGGGACCGTGTTCACCCCGAACAGCCTCAACGATCGGCTGGTGACCTTCAAGTGGATGAACAAGTCCAATGTCATCACGGACTCGTTTGAAACCACCCAGGTCATGGCGCCCTACAACGCCGATCCAGGTACTTCGCTGGTGATCAATACGGACGTATCCATTTCCGAACTCGAAGGTGAACTTTCCTTTCAGCCGCTGCAGGTAGTCAACTTTCTAAACCTGGCACCTGGGGCAACCTTGTGGATGCTTGATTCCGCGATGAAGATCGTCCGCATGCGGCTTGTGAAGGCGCATGTAGAGAACTTCTTCAGCAATCTCTACTCCGAAGAGAGGTTCGTGGTGGAGAGCATGCTTCCGGACGGATCCGCTACGGCTGATATCTTTTTTTACCAGCATGACTCCGGAACCATCTTGCTGACCGAGATAAGCCCGCCTACTTCAGCCCAGGCGGGGGACGGAGTAATGGGCTTGATCGCCTCTCATGTCCAGGTAGGCGGATACGAATATTTGTCGAACGTGATCTATGGCGAGCTTTCGGCTCCCGGGTACCAGGGTTCAGCTGGAACCTACACCAAGATCCGGGACTATCTTGCGGATTCCGGATACCCGATGCGTCCGCTGGCGCAGGCCCGCAGGACCCACACTGACTTTGTTCTTGCAAGCCAGATGGATCATCTTCTCCGAGAAGTGCAGGACATCAATCTTCCTTGAGGACGAGACATGACGATCACTGGGCCGATTCTCCCGAAGCGCTTCTTCCCATACACGAACAACGCCCCGACTCCGGGATCAAACCTTGTTACGAGCACTTTGCCGGGCGAGATCGTCATCTGCACCAAGACGGGCAGGATGTGGGTGAACCACAACGATGTGGCCATGATTCCTGTCAGGCCGGAGTTCGCCCAGACCAGTTTTATCTATGGTGAAACCAAGGCTGGAATACGCGGATACACAACCGGCACAGCCCCGCTGAATGCCCAGGCGGTGGAAATCTATGGTTCCCTCATCCGCCTGGTCAATGAAGCCGGCGTAGGTTGCCCGGTACAGATACCTGGGGACCTGACCGTCTCAAGTGGTTTCGTAAACGCCAGTTCAAGCTCCTTCACGGTCTCTACGAACCAAGCGGTCAATCCCAGTTCTCCGCCGGTTGAACTGAAGGCCCTGAAGGTGCAGATCGGAAATGCACCACATGCTTCCGGGGCGGCCGCTCATCTGTTTGCTGTGACATCATCTGTTGGATCGGAGTTCGGGGATCTTGGCGGTCCCGCAGGGGCATACCGGCTCAACGCGCTTATCAGCGACACCAAGGCCCAGTTCGAGAGGGTGATCGAGGCCAACGACAACATCCAGATCACCGACCTTCCGAACTCCTACAGGCTTGGAACGGTGGCCAACGGTCTTGTCGTCAACGCCAACACCATCACGAACGACGTGGATACGGGACTTGGAGCGGATGTAGTTCTCGTGGCGAATACCGATACCGAGCTGACTGATCTGCGGACTACTGTAGGTTTGGCCGGCATCACATCGGTATGGCGCCTGACCTTGACGGTGCAGACTCTTCACAACGGAAACCACGACGTCTCGTTCAAGCTCAGGAACCACACGGCCTCGGTCGACCTGTCAGGGCTTACCTACAGCTCAAGCGGCTACGGCAACGGGACCTGCGAGGCGATCATCTCGATAACTGGAACGGCCCAGATCCGGGCGCAGGTCCAGTCCACGCACACCCCCACTGTTCGCCAGTACAACCTGATGAACGGTCCCGCCACAAAGCTGCTTGCGCAGAGGCTGGCTTGAGCACGAAGGACAACCAGCTCAACGACGCGAACCGCGAGTTCGAGCAGATCGCTCCGACCCAGTCGGATGCGTTGACGCAGCGCGTCACCGACAGTTTCCAGATCAGGAACATCACCCCCGGCATCACGTTCGTCGGAACCACGGCCTATACCTCTCCGGGCTCAATGCCCCAACTTGGGCCGTCGCCAATCACCAATGTGTTCGTCGGAGGATCGAGTGGCCAGGGGGATCCCGGATCCGTCATCTACAACATCGTCAACAATCCTCCAAATCCCACGGTTCCCAATCCTGGAACGGAACCTCCGATCGGGCCGGAGGAACGCATTCGCTATTCCTGCTTGTCAGGTCGTTGCATTCAGGATCCAAATGGAAACTTTCTCGGCATCGACGAATGCCTTCAGGG